GTGTAAAATAAAACAGCAGGATCTTTCATGGCTTATATGTATTATAAATCCTAAACCTTTTACTAGTTGGCGGTTTAAGTATACCACAAATCCAATTTTCTAAATGAAAATCGTAAACTAAATACGTGGTTATCTTCCATGATTTCGAAACATTGATACATTCATCAATTGCTTCATCAAAGTTTTTGTAAATCATAAATAAATAAAACCAGCCAACAAAGGACAACCCGACTGCAGAAGTTTATTAAAAACTGCATTTGGCAATGTTGGACTGGTAATATTTTTAATGTGTTTCATCAGGTTGTCGGATGCAAATGTAATAAAATATTTTTATCTACAAAACATTTAAAAAAATTATTTTTTTGCATATTTTATTTTTTTGTTTAAGTTTGCAATATAGCCAAAACAAACATTTATAAAAAAGGAAATTATGCCGATACCTAAACCTAAAGCCAATCAAACTGAAAATGAATATGTTAGCGAGTGCATTGCGTTTTTAGTTGGTGAAGGAAAAGACAAAGAACAGGCTGCTGCTATATGTTACGATAATTGGAAGGAATCGAAAATGGAAAAAACTAAAGTAATAACCATTACTTCAAAGTTTGAAAAGACTTACAATGATTATCCAAAGGCAGCGACCGAGAATGCAAAGATAGCTTTGAGATGGGCAGAGGAAAACGGATGGGGTAGTTGCGGAACTGCTGTTGGTAAGGCAAGAGCCAATCAACTGGCCAAAGGTGAGTCAATAAGCAGAGATACTATTTCTAGGATGGCTGCATTTGAAAGACACAGGCAGAACTCACAAAAAGAACTTGGCGATGGATGTGGAAGATTGATGTGGTTAGCATGGGGTGGAGATGAAGGGATTGAATGGGCACAAAGAAAGTTAGAACAAATAGACAAACAACAATAAATGAAACACGAAGCAACAACACAAGAGTTAGATTGTATTGATCATTATCAAAAGAATCTAATTAGATTACTAAACATGCCTGAAGATAAGCACATGAAGATAATGGTAAAAGATGGTGCATGTCCTAAGTTAATCAAATCAAGAATCCAAAGCATCAGAAGTTTATTAACTGCTGAGGTAAGAACAATTGAAAAGTGGAGAAAGAATAAACCATTAAATTAATTATTCGTGCGGTGAATGAATCAATTGTTAGCCGACTTTATGCGGATAATAAATTTCGGAATCTTACAAGAAGCATCTGCACTAAGTACGGTAAAGATTATGCAGAAGATTTACATTCAGAAATAGTAATAAGAATAATTGAAAAAGGAGATGACCTTACACAAATCAATGACTTGTTTCACTACTTCTTTGCATTTGCTCACCGGACCATTAATGAATATAAGACTGCAAAAAAATACGGATATAACTTTAACCGAATTGATGGAGGCAAGTTTAATCAGTTTACTGCATCAGCTACGGTTAACTTTAAATATGAGTTGCTTCCAAGTGATAAACTTTATTTGTTGCTGGAACCATCAGAAAAAGACACATTCCGCGATGATTACAAAAAGAAACTATTCAAGATATATTTGGAGGAAGGCAATTACCGGGCAGTCGCTAAGTCAACCAAGATACCTTTACGCAATGTATCAGAAACACTTCAAGAATTTAAACGAGAACTTTTAAAACAAATAGATGAATATACTTCTAGTAATAACCGATAACACAGGACTTCAATACCACAGGCAAATAAGTCCGCATATAGTTTTGGATGATGTAACTGGTGGCAATGCTATCAATGTAACTTCGACAAAGAACTTTGATATATATCCCGATGAAAAACTAAAGGATCAGCAGATAGTAATATTTTTACGAGCAATCTCAATGACTAGAAATAGTGCTGAGGTTGTAAGGCGATGTCATAGGAATGGATGCAAAGTAATACTTGACATTGATGATTACTGGAACTTACCAAGTGATCATGGCATGTATAAATATCGACCACCATTCTTTGAGATAAATACAGTTGAAGCTATTGAGGCAGTTGATTTGGTTACTACTACGACTAAGTTCTTTGCAAAGATTATCAGACCGTTTAACCGAAATGTGACCATGCTTCCAAACTGTATCGATATGAAGCAGGAGCAATGGACTACAAAAAAGACTCAATCAGAAACTGTAAGGTTTGGATGGGTTGGTGGTGTATGGCATAAACAAGACATTGAGTTGATGGAAGATTCGATTAATTATCTTTATTCAGATAGGCAGTTGGATAAATACAATATTTGCTTAGGTGGTTGGAACGATAACGATGAATATCGAAGTATTGAAAATGTCATGGCATCGAGAGGCAGAAGTGGTGAAAGATATTTAAGAATAACTGGAACAGACCACAATCACTACGGTCAAATATATGATTACATTGATGTGGCATTGATACCACTTAGAAATAATATGTTTAATAATTGCAAGTCACCATTGAAGTTAATTGAGGCAGGTGCTAAGGGATGCGCTGCAATTGCATCAAACATTGAACCATACAATGTATTTCCGGATAACACGTTTTACAAAATTGAAGGATACGATAATAAAAAAGGTTGGTACAAGGCAATAAAGAATTTACTTAAGAATCCAAGACAGCGTGAGGATCTTGCAAGTAATTTAAAAGAGTATTGTGAAAAAGAATTTGATGCGAAGGAATGGGCACTAACAAGATATCAAGTATATTTGAATCTGCTTAAATGAACGTAGGCATTGGCATAACAACTACACCGAATCGGGAAAACCGATTGAATGAATGTTTGGCGAATATTCGTAAGAATACTAAGGCAGCTAATCTTTATGTTCACAATGATAAACATTTTAAAGGTGTAGCTTATTCAAAGAATATGTGCCTATATAATTTGAGGCATAATAGTTATATCTTTTTATTTGATGATGATTGTTTTCCTGTACACAAAGATTGGTTGGAGTACATGATAGATTGCTTTGATTACACAGGCGAGAATCATTTTCTTTACATGAACGAATTGCATCAACAGTTGGATACTAGAACTCATGTTGGAATTAGAACATATAAAGAATGCGGTGGAGTATTTATGGCGTTAACTGGGTTAGCATTAAGTACAATTGGTTACATGGATAAAGAATATTCGGGATGGGGATTCGAGCATGCAGGATGGAGTAATCGAATTCACAAATGTGGATTGAATAGTGCGCCTTACTTAATGCCTGAAAAATTGACCGAGTACTTATTTGCTTACGATTATGGTCGCAAAAAGATTGAATCTAGTGTAAGTGATTTCCAAAAGCAAAGTAACTATCAACATAACTTTAAAGTGTTTCAGAGAGAATTGACTGAGCATTCATATTTTAAACCGTTTAAACCATGATAAGATTATTCATAAACTTTTTCGCAGTAATTGGATTATTCAATACAATAACATTGCTAATCTTTTTTGCAAGCAAGTATATTAAATTTAAAAAGAAGAAACATGACAATAATGTTCAAAGCAACAAGCAGGAGCAGACCACATCGGTTGAAAAAAACGATTGACAGTATCGTTAACAATGTGAGTGCTGAATGTGATTACTTCATTCAAATAAGTCTTGATGAAGATGATCCAACTCTTGCTGAATATTTTAATTTGATTAGTCCTACACATGAAAAAATAGTTGGTACATCAAAGAATAAGATTGATGCAATAAACAGAGATATGGATTTAGTAGACCAATGGTGGGATATTTTAGTGAACGTGTCAGATGATCAAGTGTTTATTGAACCTAATTTTGATTTAGACATATTAAAGGCATTTGAACAAAATAACGATTTATTTGTACATTTCCCGGATGGCAATCAAGGTGACCTTGCAACCATGAGTATTATTGGTCGCAAGTATTATCTGCGTGATGGGTTTATATATCATCCAAGTTACGAATCGGTTTATTGCGATAACGAAGCTCAAGATGTTGCCAAGCTTAGAGGTTGCTATAAGTTAGTAAACAAACATATCTTCAACCATGAACACCCAGCATGGGGCAAAGGACAAATGGATGCACAGTATGCCAAGACTGACCATTATTCAGTTTATGCTAAGGATAGAGAAACGTATATTACAAGAGCAGCTAAAAATTTTTACTTATGACATTATTATCTATTTTAATTTGTAGCATACCAAAAAGAAAATCAATGCTTGATAGATTGCTTAGTCAAATTGATTTATATTCAAAAGAATATTTTAAATTGAATGAACTTGAATTGATTATTGATGACAGCACTGATGTCAATATAGGTTTTAAAAGAAATAGGTTATTGGATATTTCAAATGGAAAATACATTGCATTCATTGATGATGATGATTCAATAACTGAAAGTTATTTTAAAGAGATACGCAAAGGTATAGATGCTGACTTTGACTGTTGTTCACTTCGTGGTGTCATAACTTGGAATGGTAGAAATCCTGAACTGTTTGAACATTCGATTAAGTATAATGCATGGAACACTACAAACAACGAAATAAAATACGAGAGGTTTCCGAACCATTTAAACTGCATAAAATCGGAAATAGCAAAGCAAATTGATTTTCCTGAATTGAATCATGGTGAAGATAAAGACTGGTCTTATAAACTAAATGAAACAGGACTTATAAAAACTGAACACTTTATTGATGAAGTAATTTATAACTATCAATACATTGAACATAAATGAATTTAGCTGCTGTAATGGTTGAAACTAGGGATTATCCCGACATCAACGAAATAATAAAAAGGCATTTGGATAAGTTACCTAAATATACTAAACTATACTTTTTTGGAAGTAAACAAAATAATGATAGAATTAAATATCCGCATAAGTTTAAAGAAGTTGAAATAAGTACTGGGTTAGACTATTGTTACTTAGTTACAAAAGTTGATTTTTGGAATGAAATAGAAGAAGAAAATATTTTAATATTTCAAAGAGATTCAGGTATTATTGGTGGTAACATTGAGGACTTTTATGAGTATGATTATGTTGGAAGTCCATTAAAAGGAGAACCATTATTTGTTTATAATGGTGGTTTATCATTTAGACATAAATCAGTTATGATTGACATATGTAAAAAATATACATATAAGAATCCTGAAGAAGGTCATGAGGATGGATTCTTTTCTCATAGAGTTGAAGAACATTATAAAAAAACACCAAGAGAGGTTGCCGAAAGATTTTCAGTTGAAAACATATTTAGACTCGGAACTTTTGGTTATCATCAGATTGAAACAGGTTTAACACCTGAACAAGTAAACCAAATAAAAAATCAAAAATATGAATGACATTTTAGAAATAATAAATAAAAATAATATTAATGGATTTCATCTAAAAGGTGGAACTGATAAGGCAGATACTCATTCTTATGATGTTTTTTATTCTACTTTATTTAGCGAATTAAGAAACACAAATGGAACACTATTAGAGATAGGTACTTACAATGGCGGTTCTTCTTTACTATGGCATGAGTATTTTAAAAATTTTAAAATTGTAATGACTGATGTGCAAAATAATATTGCTGAAAATGTACTATTAAAATTAGAAAAAGAAAGACATGAAATTATAATACATGATGCTTATAAAAAAAATAATGTAAAAAAATTAAAAGAAAAGTATTTAGAAGGATTTGATATAATTATTGAAGATGGTGCTCATACTTTAGAAACTCAAATATTTACTATTAAAGAATATTTTAAAATATTAAAAAAAGGTGGTATTTTAATTATTGAGGACATTCAAAGTTATGACGACGCACAAGTGCTTTTAAATATAAATTTAAGATGTAAGAGTAAAGAAATAATTGATTTAAGAAAAAATAAAAATAGATATGATGATTTATTAATTGTTATAAAAAAATGACCGACATATACATCATAATAGCCTCAGTAACATGGGCGCATTTGACTGGAATACCTCAAAGGTTTAAATGGGCATTCAAAAAGAAAAGCATTAAACCATTTGATTGTGAATTGTGCTTATCGTTTTGGGGAGTAGCTGCGCATTCTTACTTTGTGTCATGTGAATCTTTATGGTTTGCAATTTGCAAAGGACTTGTTGCAGGATTTGTTTCTGTTTTGGTTTATCATTTCCTAAGATTAATTAAAATAATATGACAATAGAACAACGCAAAAGATTAGAATCATTCAAGCATCCATTGTTGGTTTATGATAAGTACAAATCAATCATGCCGACAAATGAAACTATTAGGCAGATGCGACAGCTTTACCATGACATCGGACACCCACCAACTGGAAATTGTGGTGGTTGTATTCCTATGATAATTGAAACATTAGTAGACCATTTAAAAGAGGAGGGATTATATGAATGAATATCCGGCTGAGATGAAACAAAATATGATTAAGGCTTTAGAACTTAATCTTGGAAACGTATCACTTGCTTGTAAGGCAATGAACATTGTAAGATATACGCATTACAAATGGATGAAGGAAGATCCTGAATATAGGAAAGCAGTTAAGGATATGGAGAATGCAGCGTTAGATTTTGCTGAGAGTGCATTGATGAAACAAATAGCAAAAGGAAATCCATTATCGACAATATTCTTTTTAAAGTGCAAAGGAAAAAAGAGGGGTTATATTGAGCAAAACAATTTAGAAATAAAAGGAAACATGGTTTTCCGCGCGGACTTTGGCAAAGGCGATACTATACATACCACACAAGAATCAGAAGAAAATCCACGACTCGATCAATAATGGTCCTGAGAAGTATTACATTCTGAATATTGGAAGACAGTTTGGTAAGACCTTACTTGCTACCAATCAGCTATTATATTGGGCATTAAACAATAAGAATGTTAAGTGTGCATGGGTTTCACCTACCTATAAGCAAAGCAAGAAAGTATTTGATGAAATGTATAAAGCATTTCAAAAAAGACCTGAAATTTATAGGACAGTCAACCGAAGTGAATTATTGTTGGAATATGCTTCAGGTTCTACGATTCAATTCTTTAGTGCTGAGAGATACGATAATATTCGTGGATTTACTTTTGAGTATTTGGTTGGTGATGAGTTTGCTTTTATGAGTGAGCAGGCATGGACTGAAGTATTAAGGGCAACCGTACTTGTTAAAGGTCGCAAGGTACTTTTAATATCAACACCTAAAGGAAGGAATCATTTCTATAAGCTTCATCAAATGGATGGATATAATCCGCAGTATAAAAGCTTTACAATGACTTCTTATGACAATCCGATAATTATCCCATCTGAGATTGACGATGCTAGGCAAACACTACCTGACCATGTATTTAGGCAGGAATATCTAGCTGAGTTTATTGATGGTGGTGCAGGGATGTTTAAGGATGTGCAGATAAACAATACTCCCGAAATGACCGGAAGATATTACGCAGGAATAGATGTTGGAAGGGCGGATGATTATACGGTACTTACTATAATTAACAATAAGTCAGAGATGGTTTATTGTGATAGGTGGAGGCAAATGGACTGGACAGAAATTGTCCAAAAGATAAAAGAGCAGTTACTTAAATATAACCCGGATACACTTATCGAGGTTAACTCAGTTGGTGATGCTGTGTTCGAAATGTTGCGTAACGAGATACCATCAGTATATATTTCGCCATTTATAACAACAAGTAAGAGTAAACAGGATATAATTGAAAATCTAATAGTGGCAAACCAAGATAAAAGTTTAAAGGTACTTCAAAACGAATGGCTATTAAAAGAACTTGAAGTTTTCAGTTATGAATATAATCCAAAGACTCGAAGCGTGAAATATTCTGCACCATTCGGTTTTCATGATGATGGCGTAATGAGTTTGGCAATTGCTTATCAAAGTTATAGGCAAGCTGAGAAAGTTTATTTAAATTCGAGTTTTAGATAAAAAATAGGGTACAAAACAAAACAATATAACACTTTATAATTATGAAAGGTAAATTACCTAAAAGCTGGGATGATGTCACTTTAAGGCATTTAATTGAAATTGAGAATATCAGAAATGATAAGTCAATTGATAAAGAGCCTTATGCAGATTTGACTCGTAACTTACTGATGCTTAGTTTATTTACTGGTATTCCTTATGGGTTTTATGAGGAAATGCCAATGAATGAACTAAAGGAAGATATTAAGAGTATTGATTTTTTAAAAACAATGCCATCTGATCAGCCTAGAAAAAAGTTTAAATGCGGTGGTTACAGTTGGAAAGTAAACTTTGACATTAACGAACTATCAGCAACTGATTTCATTGAACATTATGAGTTGACAAAGGACAGCACTAAGGTTATTGAAAATAGTAATCGAATTATGGCTTTATATTGTCAGCCTTATAAATATGGTTTTAAGAAGAAACTCGATAACAAAGAAAAAGCGGAGATTTTAAAAGACATACCGATAACAGTTATTTATCCGCTTGTGGTTTTTTTTTGCAATCTATATCCGCTTTTATTAGAGGGTATAAAGGATTATTTGAGCAGCGCAGACAAGATTCTGACGAACAAGCTAAAGGAAATCAGCCAAGATCAAGCGGAAGTAGTTTGATGTGGTATTATGTTTTGGATAATTTGAGCAATAGT